CACGTTCGCCACCACGTTGACTCATTATACCGGCCAGTTGCGCCATGCTGGTGGCACGGCCTGCATAGCCCTTGGCACCAAATCCGCTCTTGTCTGTAAGAACAAAACGACCTTGTTCGTCACGGCCCCAGATGATGGCAGGTTTGCCATCCCATTTGACCGTGGTGGTTTTTTTAGTATCCTCGGCGGCTGCACGTATGATGGCCATGGCTTCTTCAATGCCACGTGTGCCGCGATCAAACACCAGATCTTCTATGTGTGGAATCCTTGCTTCGGCTTCCATCAAAGTGGATTCGATCAAGGGCGTCATGCCTTGATTTACAATCCTGTCTCTCAGTTTGGCCAAGAAATGCACATCAGTTACAGGTTTGAACAATTCTGCACTTTCCAAGAATGGCAGGCCTTCGCGCTTCATGTGTTCGCGGAAGTCGGCCAGTTTAGATTCACGTTGAGCATCGGTGCTGAGTGCTTGTAGTATGCTTTCCACCGAAGCTAGGTCTTGCCGGGTGGCTGTTTTATTGAGCAGTAGTTTGGCCACAGCATCTGGATCATCGGTGATAATTTTGTCTGTGGTACGATCTGCTATGCCAGAGATTTGATTGAGTTTGTAGCCCATGCTCTTGGCTATGCTGTTCATGAGCACATTGCGTTCTTTGCCTTTGTACTTGGAATCCGCAGGCATGGCACCCAACACAAACTTTGACCATGGCACGTTTTTAAGAAACATAAAGTCAGTTTGCACGTAGCCCTGTTCTGGTCTACCAGTGATAGGTGTAAGGAAATGCACTGCTGTGCCGCTTTTGCGAACCCACTCATCGGGTTTGAATCCATGACTGGCGGCCCATTGTTTGAGTCTTGTTTCTAACTGTTCTTTGGTTACCCGGGTAGAATCTACGGCGATATCTAAATCACCACTGGTGTCTTTGATACCAGTGCTACCAAGTGTGTTGTTTTGTAGATCCAGGCCTGGAAGCAATTCTTCCAACCAGGCCAAGGTAGGTTTGACATCAGTCTGGTTGATGCGTTGAGTCAGGCTACGGCCGTCGGCATCTTTGAATACGTTGCCACCTTCTGTAATGATCATGACACACGCACTCCCATATCAGCCAGCATGGCATCCAGTTCAGGATTATTGGTGCTGCTGGCTTGTCGTGATTTGAGTTTGGTGCCAAACGATTTCAAGGCAGTAGGGTTGACGCCACTCTGTGCCATGGCCTGTCGCACGTTGCCGGACGCGGCCTGCGCCGCACCCATGGCCGCCATGGTGGCCTGTGGTGTTTTGTTTTTGAGCTCTTGTGAGCGGGCTTGCACACCGGCTATGGCTACCTGCAAATAGTCTTTTATAGCTTGGGCGGATTGAGGAGTGCCACGTGCCCGAACCACAGCATCTAATTTTTGATCCAAGACTTGACTAATTCCGCTGACCTTGGCTCGCACATCCTTCATGGTGATAGTGTTGTAGTAACTGTCTTTGCTGGCCAAGTTGGCATCAGTCCATGTTACAAATGCTTCTTTGTAAGGATCAGTGGGTGCGGCAGGTTGTGCTGATGCAGGATTGTTGCCGGCCCTGCGTGCGGCTTTGGCTGCTTGAACCTTTTTTGGATCATAAGCGACTTCATGGAGTTGACCTTGCTTTTTGAGTTGTGCGATAATTTTGGCATCCGAAGGATTTTTGGGATCCAAAGGTCGTTGTCGTTGTCCGGCAAAACTGACCACAGGTTCACTGGGTTTTCCATATGTAGGTTTGACTGTGGGGTTGGGTGGTTGTGTCTGTGCCTGCTGTGGTTGTGCCGTAGCAGGTTCCGGTTGGGGTTGTACTGTGGCTTGTGCCGCATTTAATTTTTCGGCTTGTTTGCTCCAACCCTGTAACAGGCTGTTCAAGTATTGGGCAATGGCCGGATCTTTTTCGATGTTTTGTAATTTGACTTTCCAGTCTGTGCTCAAAGCTGTTGCTAATTTTGAGTCAGGGGCAGGTCCTCCTGGACCATACCCTTGCTTGCTCAAAGCTGCTGCGCTCGTGGCCGCACTCTTGGCCGCGCTACCTGGGCTTTGTGGTAGGTCCGGTCCGCCGGCCGCAGATACCAATCCACGCCCAATGTCGCCTAACAAGCCTTCTTGAACCGGACGTTGAGTTACTTCATAGATTTGCATCAGTGCGCCTTACTGTGCGGGTGAATTTTCCCGGATCACGTTGATTGATGGCATTCAGCAGTTTGCGTTTTAAATTTTCAGCCTGTTCTTCTGGATAGGTTTCGTCGATCTGCTCCAGAAGGCGTATAGCACTGGCAATCACATTGCTGGCACGGTTTTCTATGACATGGCGTTGATCGCGCTCGATGTACATGGCATCTAATTCTTCTAATAGACTTCTTGTTTTTTTCTGCATTTTGGGCCAGGACCTTTTTATTATTTATTGTGATCATAAAGTTTGTTTTTTCTAAACTAGCCCTATTTTTTGAGCAAAATAGTCGGCCAAAGCTGCGTACCCGTTGTCATCGGGATGACCTTTAAATTCCTTGTAAGAATATTGATATTTTTCTTGAATAGATTGTTCCATCAGATAGAATTTAACAACATCATTTAAATATTCTGGTTGTTGCTGCAGATTTTGCTGATGTATAGCTTTTAGAGTTTTCAATTTTCTGTCCAAATCTTTGACTCCTATATTAAATTCCTCTAACGGCATGTTTAAACTTTTAAAATTATAGTCGTTTTTGTAATTCAAAATCCAATCAATTTCTTTTTTATATTGACTAGGGTGCAGACTTAATCCTGTCATGTATAGTGGAATTCCCAGAGCCTTTATACTGTGCATAAAATAAAAAGCCAGTTGAATTGTATATTGTACATCATTCCAAGAGTGCCAAAATTCAGTGAATAATATGTCGGCACCACTTTTTCCGGAGTTGGGCCAAATTTGATGCCATTTACCTATGTTTAAAATTTCATGTCTACATGCCGGTCCTAGTGCAAAAATCACATGGTCATAATCTTTGTCTTGACAAAGTTCTTCTATTCCTATTCTAGCGATCCGTTGATTACTGGCGCCACCTTGGGCTAGATTTACAACCTCTATGTTGTATTTTTTGGCCATTTGTGCCGGCCATGACATAGTTTCTGGATTAGAACTATTTACACCGTAAGTCCAACTGTCTCCTAATGTAAGAATTTTCATGTCTGTTTAATTTTTCCTAATAGCTGTTTAAGTTTTGCACTTTGTACATCTGCAGAAATTTTTCCAGAATTGTCAGTAGAATCAAGATTCATGTCATGAGGTCCAGAATCTATTGGCAAAGCTCGACTCTGTGTTTTAATACTGCTCAAGATATCGGGTTTGCGGAATGCATTGACAGGTCCGGCTTCTTCGCCTGGATCGGTGATACGCATGGTTTCAATGTTGTAGTCAAGATCTATCTTTTGACCTACACCTGTACTTGATCGTGATTTCATACATTGTATCTGATACTTGCCACGCTCACGCATGGCTCTTGAAGTAAAGATGCCAAACACGTTGTCTGCGGTGTTGATCTTGCTGATACCACCTGAAATATGGCTGTGATCAAACTCTATTTCTTCCACGGCCGATCTATTCAACTGCGACGCTGTCACAAACAACACATTGAGCTCTTTGGCCAAGTTACGCAGTTCCTCACTCACATACTTGTCTTTGACAAACAAGTCATTGGGGCTGACCTTGGCGCTCACCGGCATCAGCAAGTCTAAATAATCACACATGACAAAGTCTACTTTCAATCCTGTTTGCACTTGCACTTCTTTGATATAGCTTCTTATATCATTGATGTTGCTCTGTGCTGGCAGGGCCTTGATACGATACTGTCCAGCTTTCTTGCTCACAAGTTTGACCTTGAGTTCGGTTTGATCTATGTCCTTGCGTATCTCCTTGGTACTCATGCCTGCCAACATGGCATCGGTTCTCAGCGCACACAATTCCTCTGAAAGTTCTAGACTGATATACACACCACTGAGTCCAGCCTGCAACCACGACAACGCTATGTTCATCATGACCAAGCTCTTGCCAGAACCTGATCCGCCAGCAAATATATTCAATTCACCTCTGCTGAATCCACCATACAAGATCTTGTCCATCTGTGGCCAACCTGTGCTTACTTGTCCACCCGAGTTAAAGTATTTGTTGATACGCTCTCGAGGATCTGACCAGTAGTCTGTGCCCATGTCCTTGGTCAATGATATCTGCACCGCATCCTTGATCAACTTCTCCACAGGATCATATTCGCCTTTTTCCAGCAGGTCTGCTGACTTCAAGATTGCCCGCTCTAGTTCTTGTCTGCGAGTAAATCCTTCAAATTCGTCCATGAACCACTCAAAGTGTCCATTGTTGAGATCTGGAATATGATTGAGTGCTATACCAGTAGCGGCCTTGATCTGTTCTGCTGTGGGTAGGGTTTTGTGATCGTCACTGTGCCGCGCTATAAACTCAGCTGCTGGTCGCAAACTACGATCAAAGTTTTCAGGATTGTAAATGTTCTGCACACGCACATAACTCTCTGCGTCCTGCAACATCATTTCTAAGAATAGGCGTTGGACTTCAAGTCCGTAATCTTTTAACAAGTTGTTTCTTCCTTAGTTCTATTTTAATTTTACTAGTTTCTCTGGCCTGCATGATAGTTATCAAAGTTGCCACCTTTCCCCAACGAATTACAGCATCGTTGACATCTTTGACATCCGCTGGCCATGCAGGTATGCTTACACTCCATCCAAGCTCTATGGCGCGATCCACCAACCGCATGCCTGCCGCATCTTGATCTGGCACTACGATGACTTCACGATCCAGACTGCGAATCAAGCGTGCCTGTGCGTTATTGATCTCAGCATGCAACACAGCTAGTCCTCCTATGCTGAGTGCATCAAACACACCTTCAACCACTATGGCATAGCGCCAGTCTGCGCCCTGCAAGTCTGTGCCAAACACATAGCCCGGTTGTATATCATGAATATACTTGGGCTGACGATTGTCCAGCATACGGCTGCTGTAACCCACCACACGACCATCATAGGTAAAAGGCACTATGACCTGTGGACGTGTCCAATGCACACTGTCATTTTCCAACACAGTCATCACAGGATAGTCTTCAGGCACATGACGCACACGCAGATATTCCCAGTGCGGTAAATGTTGGGTGGTAACCAACTCAGCTGCCGGAGGCAGTTCACGTTCCTCAAACTCTATGCCTTGCAAGGTGTTGCTTAACCTTTGACGATCTGTCAACAGACCTTCCATGCTACGATGGCGCAGGCTTTCAAGATTGATGCGTTCTATTTCTTCCGTGGGCACACCTAACCATGACATCAGCTTGCGTGCTTTAAATGAAAGATTACGACCTATGATAAAGCTGGCAGTGTAGCCACAGTTGAAACAGTGATAACTCCACCCTGCATCACTGGTTTTGATACCGCCACGACTGCGACGATCTCGACTTTCTCCCATGTGCTCACAACAGGGAGCATTGAAACTGACCCAACCACTAGCACTGGGCTTGCGTCGTGCGGGCAGGTAAGCAGTCACATCAATCATGTTGATATTGTAACATGATTTTTGGTAAAATTCAACAGTGTTTGGTATTATCTATACAATAGATCAACAACATAACCGGTGCTGATTACCACAGCGGCACTAGATGTCGACGGAGGAGCAGGACTGACCACGCTGGTTGAGCCGGCATTTGGTAGATACCAATAACCACTTCCACCATTGGTTACTGTGATACCTGTGACCACACCACCTGAGATGGTGGCTTCTGCGGTTGCTCCAGCACCGCTGCCAATGATGTTGATCTTAGGTGGAGCTAGATATCCGCTTCCACCGTTGACCACGTTGATTGCAGTGACCACACCATCTTCGGTCACAGCAGTGGCCAAGGCAGGAGTGCCTGGTTGATCTGGCACAGCAAAAATGCTGTTGTTGAAACACAATCTAATTATAGGATGCCATCCCACAATGTTCATGTATATGGTTTTGGTTTCGTTGTAATAGGTAGTAGACTCTGTGACATTGTAGAATATGCTTTGATAGTTTTCTGCGGCCTGGGCCTTGATAGTTCCGGTGTAGCCATCCAGAGTCATCTGCACCGTGGTAATGCCCTTGGTGGGTTCAATAAAACTGCTGAAGTATTCAGTGTTCAAAAAGCTATTGTAAAAATTACCACCATTGGGATTTCCTGAATAATATGGATTAGAGGGCCACTGAGTCCAACCAATACCGTCGGGACTGCCTTGAGCACTGAGTTTGATAGTGGGTATTGTGAGTGGTGCACTGGGCACATACTGTGGTAAAATTGAATCCACAATGTTTACCGGTGCCCGGGCTCCTGCCTGAGCATCTACAAACACAGCTTCTACCAAGTTGCCGCTGCTGCGTTGTATGCTGTAATTGGCTGGTTGGGCCAACACTTCTAAAAGTTCTGCACTGGTCAGGGTGACCTTAGCACGGCCAGTCGGGGCATTCAAGATCACCATGGGTTTTTCTAAAAGTAATACATCGCCCTGGGTGCTGATCACTCGGAACAGGAACGTGCTACCTGTGATGTTCACAGGTTTTTCTTGCTGGTTGATAAACTCAAACAACAACACATTATCAACACCTTTGTTTATGGTCAGGACTTTGGCGTACACAGGATCATACCTATAGATAAAAGTTTCGCCCGCACCTGTATCCATGAGCAGGACTCTGGTGATCTGCTGATAGATATAGGCTTGGGTGGAATACATACAGAGTATTTAGCAGGTTATGCTAGGGCTCAAAAACGGTCTGGTAAATATCCGTAACTTATGAGCACTGAATTTTTTGCCCAATTAGCGGAAAAATATCCGTTTATCACCTTGTGTGTGTATGCTACCACTGAATACGTGGGCATCATACAAAATCAAGACGATGCTATAACTACCATCTATGATTTTGGAGCCATACAAGATCTAGCAATCAAACGCAGATTTCTTGAGTTGGCCAACGTTTGGTGGTGGGAAAGCAACAGAACTGTACCTATCAACATATTCTTAAAAGGTGAGTGGGACGTGTTCCGCCCCTATCTGCGCACATTTACCAACAAGGATCTGGAAATCCTGCACGGGCCCATATGCAGTCTCAGTGAAATGAGCCGCAAAAAAAGCAAGAGAAAAAGTATTACTTTAGTTCGTCGTGTTGAGTAGATTCATGTGCAGGGCTACCAAGGCCGCATAACTAATCGCATGACTTTTCTTGAACACAAATCCTCGGCTGTCATCACCGTCCCACACTGAAGCAAACACTTGCTCCCAAGGCAGATTCTGTAGGTGTGCTTTGCCGGGTCTAATAATAGATATGAAAGCTGCCATCCTGGGGATGCTGTTTGGTTTCATGGTTTCAAGTAGTTCAGTGTAGTTGCCGATATGCGCTAACTGTTTTGCCCACTCTGGATCAGTCCATAGTCTTTCCCACGATGGTTCTTTGGTCAACATTTCTTGGTAGTGTTCTGTACTTTTTATTAACTGATAAACACTCATGTTCAACAAGTCAATTTTAAAATAACCCAGTTGTTCTGCTTGCTTGTAATCCATAGCAGCACAGACATTGACAGGATCATATGGGATATCAGTGACATACACTCCACTGTTATGAAGACGTACTTTCCCTTGATTAACTTGTCGTGCAGGAACAGCTTGTATCAACTTCAACAGTTGATCTCTATCAGCCAAGTCGATGTCAATGTCTGCGCTCATACCAAATTCTTCTTAACAATTAAATCGTCAATAATTTTAGCAAATTTTTGAACCCTTTGCAAATTGTGCCGGCCCACAAAAAAATTCTCTTTGTTTTGTTTGAGTATGGATTTAACTTCTTGTGATAATAAAATTTCTGGATTTTTTTCAAGCCAAATAATCGCATGTGCAAGTGCCTGGTACCTGTCACTGTGATTTCTAATACCATCAAAGGCTTTCAAGTGTTCTGGCAAAACATTCCAGGCTGTGTAAAATCCAATTTCGTTGTACAATTTGTTTATGTTACTACCGCCAATCGGCCATGGAAGACTTTCTGAATAGAAGCACTTACAAATTTTTTCGGTAAGACACAGTTCATCATTCTGCCAAGCTGTTTCAGGAAAAATCACGCATCGATATGTAAAATATTCTGGCATGACAAAATAACCTGGTACCACAAGACCAAATTTTTTATCTATGCCCACAGTAACCGAATTAGAGTAATATTTGTTGTTTTCTACATCTATTTTATTTGCCACTGGATACAATTTATTTACTTGTTGTCGAAATTCTGTGTCTTCATGAGATTCAAATTGACTATCAAGTGTGGTTAATATTTCTTTGGTTAGAGTTGAGTTAACTGGGATTTGACTGCCTGATTGTTCAAGAAGATTTACAAAATGATGTCTCACACTATCGTTGCGCCCATTGATATAAATTAAATCTTTGGTCCTGGGCAACTTTTCATTTGCTAGATTTTCGTAAGATTGAGGATAAAACCCATTGGTCCAGTACATGTTACATCTAGTCATGTTACCCACATCTGGAATCACTCGGTCATAAAGTTGGTGCGTGCTATCAAGACAAGAATTGGCAACCATAAAAATATTTTCTTTAGAACTCAAGAATTGTTTCATGAATGGAGTGCCCACCTTCAATGGCTCATGGTCATTGGTGATAATGATTAGATCATACTTGTTTGTGTCATCTTCGGAATATTGTTCTGGCATGTATAAAACACAAACATTTATATCTGCCAGACAATCAAAACTGTAGGAAACTTGGATCTTGTATTTTGCATTATAATCAAGATTTAAACTTTGTTGATAGGCAGATAAATTGTCTAAAAACTGCCACTCATGCCATTGTTGTGGCAGATTAAAATTAATTATTTGCATGTGTTTTTACCACCCTGCCTTGTTCAATATTTCTCGCACATATTCCTGATCGGCTACATAGTCTGCAAACTTTTTCATCCAAATATCCGAATCAATATAGGGCCAGACCATGGCTATTTGCGTGGCATCTAGTTCACTCAAAAACTTTTGTCCGCTTGCACAATTATACACTATCCAAGCACTGATACGACCTGTGGTCACAGCATAGACCATGGCATTGGTGTTGCCATAACGCAAGCAATCTTCTGCAGGATGTCCGGACGTCTCTGCCCAATCAATGCCAAACTCCATGGCTCTAGCCAGGGCATCATTGACATTTTCTACACGCAAGTAGTCAATCAAGTATTCGGTATATATAGTATCTCGACACCAATGATCAATCTTTTTATTTTGTTTCAATACCCATTCTACAAATCTTGCCGGATTTACAGCACGGATATCCACACAGTAGCGTCCAAACTTTACAAAGGCTCGATAATAAGCACTTTCACAAAAGTCATCGTGCGTTTTTAACCGGGCGCTACCCTGGGTAAGCTCATAGAACTTTAAGTAGGACATGAAACCAAGACGCACTCCTGCTTCGTCTTTTTCCATGCGACGACGTCGCGGTTCGCAACTATGCACCGCAAGACTGCTTTCTTTGACAAAATCTTTACGACAATATTGGCAATTATATTTCATTGCTCACAATGTAATCGTATACTTGATCAGAAATTTTTTTATGTGCGTCGGTGCTTGGATGCAAGTCGTTTGAGGCCATGAAATTATCGGTAGTCTGACAATACTCAATCATACTCTTTCCTGGGGTCAAATGTATGTGACACCTATCAAACTTATCTATTACCTTTTGTAAACGTGTTTGACTAAAATCATTCATAGTTAAAAAATAAAACTTTATTTTTTGATTTTCTAAAAAATTAAATAGAAATTCTATAGCATTTGATGTAAAATATTCAATTTGATCGAATCCAATATTTTTTTCAAGTTGGACCATAGTTTTACTGGACCTATAAAGATAAGAACACGCAATCAAAGATTGGTTCCATGGAATATTTGCATGGTCCGCATCCACGTGATCGTACGGACACGGTAAATCAAATCTCCAGGGTTCAGATAGATTAACAATTACTAAAGTTTCGTTTGGTGTTAAGAGAAATTGATTTATACAATCCAATATACTGTTTGCCACTAAAATATTACCGTGGCCGCTGGCGGCGGTGTTTACCAAACTAGTTACTTTTAATTTTCTAGCCAAAAATCCAGCCCACGATCTGGGTTGAGTTGCACTGCCACTGCCATTATCAATAAAACTGCACCCACCTGCTGAGTCGACTGTTGGTGGACATCCACCAATTCCGTCCTGCGTAAAACTGCATCCACTCACTAACAAATTTTTAAATTTCATTGCCCGGCTCGTTTTAGGTATGCATCTATGTCTTTTTTTGTGGTAATCTTGGCCAACAAATCCAGTTCATCATCTTTGAGATGTGGATACAACTCGGCCAACTGCTTGCGTATGGCGCTGGCTCCTGCTTCTTTTTTTCTAGGAGCGATCCACTGATGTCTGTGAGTGCCCATGCCAGGACTCACTGTGGTAGCCGCAAGCCACTGCAATCGAGGATGGCGGTTGATGTCAAAAAATCTCTTGTTTAGTCGTTCATTGGTGGCAATCAAATAAAATTCTTGTAGGTCCCTTGAACCTTGTACACAACTTCCCCAGCGTATCATTAAATAGTTGCTGAACTTTTTGCGCTCTTCATCAGTGAGTTCGTTATAGAATTCGCGGTTCTTGCGATCGAACTGTGCCATTTCATTTTGTATACTGAGTTTTTCCATTACCAGGCCCGGTTGTAGTCGACTACTTCGCAGTTCCTGCTGATGTCTTTGACAAAATACACACACTCAGGTTTTTCACCTTCGCCCATTGGCACACATAGCATTTGTCCATTTTTTAGTTTTGGCGCATACCAAGTAACCTCTTGATACACATCGATAATTTCAATGTCCAGGAAGCTGGGCCTAAAACTGCTCAAGGGATTGAATTGGAATGCCTTGAATCCACGATCATTGATAGCAGTCAAGGGCAAAACTTCTAGATCACCTAGATCGGGCTCTCCGATCAAGATCTGCCAGTCCACCGGCATCTTGATCCTGTTTTCACCTATGCGTAACACCAGGGCCGGTGCAGTGAAGCTTTCTAGGAAAATTAGTGGTATGTAATGATAGTCGGGATCTTTGGGATCGCTATTATCAAATATAGCAAAACGCATGTCATCAACTTCCTCAGGAAGATGATCTAGTTCAAATGGCTCGTTGTCCAGTGTTAATATTCTCATACTTTGATTATAACATATCTTAATTCAAGTGCAACCTTTATTTCCATTCCAGTTTCTCTTGTGTGAAGGGATAGTTGGCTTCTCGGTAGAACTGTTTGCGTTTGGTCAAGTGTCTTTTGGCAAATTTGCAGGTGCTGGTCACGTCCCAGATTTGCACATGATCTTTGTCTTCGGCTTTTCGTATTCCTCGGCCGATCGACTGGATGACCCGGACAAAACTCTTGCCAGGTTCAATAAGAACAAGATTAAAGATCCTAGGCAAATTGATACCCACAGCAGCAACACCATAGGTGGCCACAATAATTTTTCCAGTGCTAGTTGCCACTTCATCATATTCATCTTGTCTATCCTTTGCCTTGGTAGCACCACTGACAAACACCGCTATGTCTCCTAACAAGTCTACCAGGGCATGGCCTGCGGCCACACGATCTACCAGCACCAATGTATTACCTGTGGCATTGACCTGTGCTATCAATTGTGCCATGGTTTTGAGTCTGTCGGGTTCTTCTAACAAAAACTTCAGTTCACTTTGATAGTTAGAGAACTCAGCATGGTCAACCAACTGTACCACGTTGACATGGCATTGTGCCAAGACACCGCGATCCTGTAACTCGCTGGCACTGAGTTGATTGATCACCGGACCAAGGCTACACTTCAAGGCTTGAAACTCGTAAGGTTCTTTAGGTATGGTTCCTGTGAGGCCCCAACGCAGTGGTATCCGGGCCATTACACCTGTGAGCAAGCTCTTTAATGCGTCGGCCTTGGCCATATGCACTTCGTCAACAATAACGCATACTACATCTTCCAAGAACTCACCTATGGTAACATCGCCTACACTGTTCTTGGTATTCTTTAACAGCACATTCAGGCTTTGCCATGTACAGATTGTGTGTTGGCGGCCCCACTCCTTGCGATCGCCAAAGTAAACACCTACATCCTGTTGCATGTTGATGTAGTCTTTTTCTGTTTGCGTTACCAAGCTCTTGTTGGGCACAATAACAATGGTCCTGCCATAAGGTGCCACGGCATTTGATAGTGCGGCTGTGATAACTGTCTTGCCAGCACCCGTGGCAATCTCCTGGATGCATTGTGGATTCTCAAGAAAGTTGTTGATGATGTCAACTTGATAGTCACGCAGTTGCATTGGTTGGCCTTCCAGGGGATGACCTGGGCCCCAGGCAATATGACTGAATGTTTGTTCAGTCACCTTTTCAAACTCAAACGTAGTAGAATAGTCACGCTGGTCGTCTAAGTCAACGTCATAGTTGAACTTTTCTAATATGGATATGATTTCTGGTAGCAAGTTTACATAAGTGCTACCACCCAGTTGGAAATAGCTGACCTTGCCGTCCCAACGACCAAGTCTGACCGCTGGCAAGTATCTGGCACCAGGAACATCATACTTGAATGCATTTACTAAACTACGGCGAGCGTCCAATTCAAGACCTTCGATCTTGATGTTGACTTCGTCTCGTATGATTATGGTAGCGGTTCTCATTGAGCTTTTGTTAGAACAAAGAAGCTGTGATCATTTTCATCAAAGCATTGACTTACCAAAAACCCAATTTGTTCTGCTAAATTTTTAATTGTGTCTTTGTTATTGTAGTATACAGAATGAAACAAACTATTTCGATCTTTTAGATAATTTGCACTGTGTCGTTGCCAAAGTTCACTGCGTATGTCCAATTTTTGAAAATTTAAAATATCAAAAAGTAATCTTCCATTCGGCCTTAAACATTTGTAACACTGTAATAAATGCCAATAACAATCATACAAGTTAAAATGTATGAACACACTTACTGAATAAATGGCAGAAAAATCTTTGTTTACGTCTAATTGGCCATAAGGAACATGACAAAAACCTACATTGTTGTGATGCTGATTGACTTTTTTTGCATACTCTAAAAAGGATTGACTGATATCAACACAATGCACCCAATCAACTGTTGTGGCAATTTGTTCGGCAATGAATCCACACCCTGAGCCTAGATCCATTACACAATCTTTGTCTGAAAGTTTCAAATATTTGATGATATTTTGTGCTTCATAACGTTTGATTTGAATAATACTATCTAATTTCTCTAAAGGATTGTTTCCATAATGTCTCCCGACCAACAACCTCAACAGTTGATCAACATCATTGGCTTCCCAATTTTTTAAAAAATTTAATTGTGACATTACTGTATTGTATAGATATTATAAAACAAAGTCAAAAAAACCGGCACCTTTTTAGAGGTACCGGTGTAAAATGAGCAGTGTTGCCACTGCCCAGGAGCTACCGATTATGAGTTTTTCATGCAAGTGCTTGCAGCCAAGGCCCTCCAATTGTCTGCACTGACCTTGGTCAAGTCTGCAATTTTCAAGGCCATACGCAGGCTCATTTCGCGGAGTTTGTCTTTGTTGGCATCCATGAAATTCAGGATTTCATCGCCTTGTTCTGGACTGAAATCATAGTCATTGAACAGTTGTCCTTGGCGGAAGATCTGTTTGATACGCAAGAAACGATCACGCATGGTATTGAGAGTCAGGTCTAAGAAGTGGCAACGGCTCTGTAGGGCCTCCAGATGGTCTTGTAATTTCTTGCTCTTGAGATTGCTGAACTGCAAGTTGGTGATAAAGATACAGGCACCCTTGAAGTCAAAGCAGTCAGGTACACCTTCTCTGCGCAACATGGCGCTGTCACTGTTCCAGTAGATCCTGCGCTTCTTGCCAGAATCCAAGGCAGCCTTGAGAATGTTCAATGATAAGTCATCTTGGAACACTGAGTCACAGTCGTCAAACACCAAGACGTTGTTGGGATCTGAATGTTTGTAGAGCGTGCAATACAGACCAATAGGAGTCATGGCACCTTTGATTACTTCATACTTGATCTTGCGACCACTGAGCTTGTCAAACAGACCAGACTTCTCCAATTGCTTTTCTACACCGTAGCTCTTGCCCACTCCAGGCGGACCCACAACAATCATGGCTCGCACATCACCGGCTATGGTGGCCTTGGTCATTTGATCCAAGATGTCAAATCGTTGTTCAATACGATCCATGACTTGATCATCAGTCTCCTCTGGAGCCTGAACCACCACAGGGCGATCCGTTGCCACATCACCGCTGGTAAACTCCACATCTTCGATCGAATCTACTTTGACACGAACCACTTCGGGCACTTCGGGGCCAAAAAATCCATCTGCTTTCACGGTTACATAGCCTCCCTTGGCACCAGTTTGAAACCCTTTGACAAGGTTAAAGATCATACCGTTCACGGGTTGATTGCGATAACTGCCATTTTTAATAAGAATAGTTGACATACTTCTAGCTCCTTCTTGATTGTTTTAATAATACTATTATAGCAAATGGGTTATTTCTTGTCAACCTGGCTTTTCAAGTAGTCGTTGTATTCAAAGTGAGACAGCAAAACCGAATAGATTGTATAAAGACATGCTGTGCTACCCATGACTGCCATGCCAATAATGAACTGCTCTGTAGTCATTGACTGGACCATATATTGAATACCCAACCCAAACGCCACGCAGATTGCTCCAAACCCTGCTGTGAATAAACCTGCTTTTAATTTTTGATTCATATTGTGCCTTTTTATAAAAGTGTTGCGTAAAAACTACATTATGCTATAATTATAGCATCAAGGCGATTTCTAGTCAAGCCATAAAAAAACCCTACATGATGTAGGGTTATTTGACCTTACCGCCTAATTAGAGTTCGAGTTCGGATCCGGCAGCAATCAACAAATCATGTTCCAGCACTGATCCTGGATTCACGTTCCAGTGCCAGGTACCCATTCTACCTTGTCTTTCAAACTCCTGCAACATACCGTCTATGCGTACATTTTTGCGTGGATCTCTCAGACCTAGATCTTCCACAGGAGATATGTCAACAAATTCATCAGGTCCTGTGCAATAAACTTCGCCCCAGTCTACTTCACTGTAATTTGCAATTATCATGCCAAAACGAACCGGCATACCCCCTACACGTATTTTCATTTGTTTGGTCCCTTTAAATTCAATGGGAATTTCAAAAGAAAACAAAGTCGGAGCATGCGATAATTCTGCTGTTTCGTCACTGAATTCAGTTAGAACAACATCACCAGAAAATATGTTTTGACCGTCTAGTTCGGCAACCAACGAAGCGGTTCCGTGACCCCATCCTTGTACTTTAACTGTTCTATTTGGCATGTTAAATCTCCTTGCTGAGCGTATTTAGTTCACGATCGCCAATGTTGCAAAATTACAGGGTCTTGGACTGCGTTAGGTTTGGGATTTCCGTGAAAAATCAACACACTGGTTTCTGGAGGCAGGCTGGTTCCTGCGCCGGGTGCAGAATGCTGTCGTTTCCTAAAATTATATCCACCATCCAAGCATTGCCAACGCCAGCTTTTTACCCGCTCAGGGGCAAAATATCTGCGTTGATTTTGTGCAATGGTTTCAGAAATAAAATCTTGATCTCCGCGGTGTTTAAGTTGTATTTCGCAACGAGATTCGTTGCAAAACTTTTCCCACACGTAACTATAACGCTGGGTATCCCACCACATAATGCTGCTGTTGATACCAGCGCTGTTAGGACTCCAGAGATATTTAAAATCACGCACAGTGTTGAAATAAGTGGTTGGTGTATTGACAATCCAATCAATGTTGTTGACTATGACAGTGTCTAGATCAAAATACAACAACGGACCAGCGTGATGCGCCGGATTGAACAACTGCATTTTGTACCACCAGGCACGACCCAAACGTATTTCAGGCCATTGGGTTAATGCATGTTTGATCATGTGGTCAGGAACCGACCTATTAGCCTCGGTGTAAACATGCAGATTGAATTTGGCGGTGAGATTACGCTGTAGCATGGCATAAAGACAATCCACATATTGCCAAGAATATGCACTGCCGTGTATCACACAGGCACAGTCTATAATCCCAGGCGTTGTATCCATGTTCCTTGCTCAATTTCTTTGGCGGTGTATTCAGTATGACAGATTTCCGTCAGCCACTGATCTCTATCCACTGCATATGGTCGTTCAATATCATCCAATCGTATGCCGACTGGATAAGCCAAGCTAGAGGAGTCTATCACGGGCCTGGTGCCAGCCAAGGCAGCTTGTATGCCTGGACCCGAGTTGTGATTAACCAAGGCATGGCAATCAAAGGCCAAGTTATAGCTGTCATAGGTGTTGGCTATCTTAACAGGTTTCTCTATGACCACATCCGGGGGCAAATGCACCAGTCCTGCCCAATCCAAAGGACTTCTAGGGTGAGGGCGCACTACAATGGGACGGTCGGTGACTGTGCGCAGGCGTTCTACTTGTTGAACGACCCAGCCCTCCATGCTGACCAAGCCCACTACTTGCTGACTACGAGCATGTTGTGCGGCTATGACAATCCTGGGATTCCTGGAGACGTTAATGGCCAGGCTGATTCCCAGCTTTCTGGGTCGATCCCAATCCAAGTTTTCTGTGTGTCCATAGTATCCGTTGGCAGTGATGGAGTTTAGAGCTATCTTCCAAGTTTCACCGCGATATAAGGAACCTATGTCTATGACAATGACCGGACGTCCTTGTGCGCGATAGTGGCTCCATA